ATTCTAACCATGATGTAAGTTTTTCATCAATCAAAAATGTAACATTCAATAAATCGTAAATGGCTTTATCACCAGGTGCAAAGATATCCACAAATGGTGTCATATGAGGAGTTTCAGACATAGAGATGCCTGGTACCGAAACTGATTGACAAAAGTATTGCATATTAGGCATACGACTGAAATTCAGTATATACTTATTTGGTTGTAAAAAGTTTGGATTACTAGGGTTTCTATCAGTAACAGCCATTTAAATGTTCCATATAATGTTATGGTGTATTTATGCTACTATAAGCCGGAGATAAAAAAAGAGGCACCGAAGTGCCTCTCTTAATAAACTCTACTAAAGAGTTAAAGTGCTTACATTAAGTTAGCAACTTTAAACGATCTGTAATAGTTGTTTGATAGGCCTGTTAATGCGCCAGAACCTTGGTTAGTACCTTCTGCAAATGGGTTAGCAACTAAACCGTAACGAGTTTTGAAGCCAATTTTTGGTTGGAAAGTACCAGTATCAACTGCACGAACCATTTGTAATGGAACATATGGGCAGTAGAACAGACCAGCGTCATAAGCGTTAGAGCCTTTGTAACCTACAACAGCGAACTCTTTAGAAGCATTAACTGGAGCATATGGATCAACATACACTTTAATGCGACCAAATAAAGTACCAGCAAATGTGTTACCTGTGTCGTCAACTGTTAAGTTAGTTTGTGCTTGTAATGCTGGGTTATAGTCTAAAAGACCTGCCATTGCAAGAGCAGAAGCAACATCTGATGAACAGATAATGATGTTACCTTTTCCTCTACGAGTTAATTTTGCAATCGCATTTGCTTCTCTTTCTAGTTGGAAAGCAAGACCTTTAATTTTTTCAACCATCCAACGACCGTTTGAATCGGTGTCTAAATCGAACTGACCTTTAGCTGTTGTACCTGTTTGACAACCTGTTTTACCAACAGAGTAAATAGTTCTAACAACTTCACGGTTAATTTCAGCAAGAATTTCTGATGAAAGAATGTTTGCTAGTTCTGTTTCAGCGTCAAGACCATGAACTGCTTTAAGGTCTTGTGCTAATTCAATTGAGTATTCTGCTTTTAATGCACGAGTTTTAGCAGTAACAGTTACTTTCTCAATTGAGAATGCCATTTCTTGGAATGTGTTAGCGCCGTCACCTAAAGCTTCTGCTTTAGCTGTTGACATAGCTGCAACAGCAGCTGCGTTACCTACGAATGTGTTAGCAACAGCCGCACCAACTTCGATGTCTGTTTGTGCAGTACCTAAACCAGAATGACCTGTGTTTGCTTCGTTATAGAATGCTTCAGGACCTGATTGGCCTTCGTATAATGAACGCATAGCAAAGATAAGTCCTGTTGGACCTGTCATTGGCTGAACGCCAGCAACATCATATGCGATTAAGTTAGGTAATGATCTACGAACTAATGAAATTAGAATTGGATCAAAACCAGCAACTGGACCAGTAGCACCAGCAGAACCTGAAAAACCAGCAGCACCACCTGAACCTAAACCAGCAGATGCTGAGTTAGTTGGAACAGCTTCTGATAAAACCTCTTGAGATTTCATCATTTCTTTAGCTTGGTTTTCAAGAACAACCGCTGTAACTGCCTTTTTATATGGGTCTTGAATAGGTGCTAATTCTGGATGGTCCAGAACACCTGCCCATTTACTTTGTAATTCTTCGGACAAATACATTTTGTTCTCCTAATTTATTTCTTTGTTTTACTAATTGCGTTAGACACAGCAGCAACAAATGGATCAGAAATCTTTTGTTTTTCTTCTGTATCATCTTCTACTTCTTCATGTAGTTGTTCAGCATCAGCTTTTTTAACACCTGATGGGAAGTAATTCTCACGGATTTGTTCAAGTTTTTGTTTGTATTCGTCCTCTGTGGAGAATTCAACACTCTCTGCGAGTGATTTAATTTTTTCAACTTGAGTATCTGTAAGACCTCCAGTAACTTCATGAGTAATTTCATTTTTGCGTGATTCTACAAGAGCTTTCTTATATTCAACACCACGCTCGATTTCTTCGTCAAGTTTGCTTTCAAGTTCTTCAACTTTGGTAGCTAACTCGTCAACCAAATCAACTTTTTCGGTAGGAACATCAATATAATGTTCTGCGAAAAGATTACGCATACCTGCGATAAATTCTTCTGTTAATTCAGAGCGTAAACCAGATTCAATAGCGATTTCGTTATTTTCCATCCATTGTTCAACAACATATGAAAGGTAGTCATCAACTTTTTGAGTTAAATCAGTTTTGATTTCTTCAACAGCTTCTTGTAGTTGTTGAGCGTAATCAGCTTCAATTTCTTCTTGAATTTGAGTTATACGGTCATGAACACGAGCTTCAAAGATTGTAGTAGCTTTGGATTTAAAGTCTTCTGAAATAGTTTCATCATCAGCAAACATAGCATCAATGTCTTCTTTCATTTTACCTTTCCAAGCTTCTTCCATTTCTTCGTCTTCATCATCTTTAGATTTAGCTTTATGTTTTGCTTCTTCTAAATTTTCTTCTTCATCAATGAAGTCTTCTTCTGTTGCTTCAACCTCTGCGTCTTCCATTTTAGCGGAAGCAGCAGATGGCTTAGTAGCAATAGACGCTTTGTTCTTTGCTGAATTATCAGGTGTTTGAAGCTTCAATTTATTTGAATCATCAAGTGGTTTAGAATTAGTATTGGTTGGACCACCTAAATCTTGAACCTCACCTGGTAACTTTTGTGGAGGCATAGCTGGTGCGTTAGACTTGCTAGTTGCAAGAATATCAGCAGCGGCTTCCATAAGTTTATTTGTTGCCATTAGGATTCTCCTTATGTTTTATCTTATATTTATAAAATTAAAGTTTTCGTATGTAATTTTCGAATAATTTCAAAGCAACTGCTTCGATTTCTCTGGCTGATGCTTTTCTGATTGCTTTCTTGGCATGGTCAAAGTCTTGTTCTACCCAAGACCCTTTAACGAACATCCATTCTTTATTTTCCATGATGCCATTAACGAGAGCACCAGGTGCGGACGGATCCGCAACAATATCAGCCGCCGTTGCAAGTTTTAAATCATCTTGCACTAAATTAAAACCTTCTTTAGTTGGAACGACCGAACCTAAAGCTCTTGAAGAAACTCCAACACTAACATCGTTTTCTAAAAAATTCTTAACGATATCACCATAAGGTGTTTCTAAAATTTGAGCTTTACCATAAAATGTATTTCCATCTTCACTCAAAGAAACAATTTTATGGGAAACTCTTTCAAGGTTGATTGTTGGTGTATCAGGATGACCTAACTCACCAAGAGCACGATTCGTTTTAATATACTCTTCGTTATATCTATCAACCTCATTTCTGAGAGTATCCATTTTATACATTCTGTTATTGCGATTAACTGTATCGCCTACAAGAAATGTTCCTTCAATGTATAATTTTTTCTTACCGTTTTTTTCTTCCGTAAGAACTTTTACATTTTCAATAGTTTCTGTTATGAGTTTCATATTACATACCTTCTAATGCAGGATCGTAAGTTGCGTGTTTAGTGATTTCTAATACAGCTGTACCGCCAGTTGTAACAACAACCGAAACATTACCTGTTGCTGTATTAGCTATTGAATAACCTAGTTCATCAAGGTGCATTTCACCTGAGTTGTATAAAGTAGCAACCGTTACACCGCCTCTATTAATTGCAATATTACCATTTGTTGTCCATAAAATCTTTTTGATAGAAGCATCTGTTACTGTTTCAGTCGCACTTGCCGATAAATTAGCAAGTTCTAATGTTGTTGTACCAGCACCCGTCACTCTTAAAATAGATGAACTATGTAATCTGTTTGTTATTTCATATGGCATTTTATTTTAATCCTAATGAACTTCTTCTACGCATACTCATTCTTCTTTTAATCAAAGAACGGCGTAGTTTCGCTCTTCGTGTTGTTTTCCAAGACCGTTTTAATAAACGAGCCTTTCTCAATCTTGTTGTTGCCGGTACTCGTCTTACAGTGTTGCCTGAAATACGATACCCTTTAATAGCAGAACGCCTTCTATTCTTTTGAACGGTGATTCTGCCTTTTGCATTTCTTCGTATTCTTTTACGAATCTTTTTAACACGACCCATACGAATAATGTTAGGGTTGCGTTTGTATGCTTCTTCTAAATCAAATGAATCAGCTGCAACATATTTTTTTGCTTCATCAATATATTTAGCGGTCAATTCATTTAAACGAGCAATTATTTTTTCTTTTGCTTCATCTAACTTATTCTGTAAGATTGAATCTATAAAACTCATTTTTTATTATGAGCCTTAAATGCAAAATCAGAGCCTTTCATAAAATGAGAAGGACTCTTGTGAACCATATCTGCATATTTTTTAGCGTTATCTGGTTTTAAAGCTTTATGAACATTTGTCATAGCTTTCGCTGTGTAGTGGTCAACCTTTCTTGTTGAACCATCAGCAAACTTCACACTCTTTGCTTGTTTGTTAGCAACAATAGAATGAAGTTGATTCATAACACTTTCTTCAATCACATCTCTATTTATGTCATTTGTGCCTTCGGCCTGTATAGGAGTTTCAAATCCTTTAGCACTATAAGGTACGGTAAAATATCTATCAAGTTTTGAACTATAATATAAAGCCACTTTCATACCATTTGGATAAGGTCTAAATGATTTTCTTTTCAAAATTAATACAAAAGGAGGATCATTTGGTCCTGATTTTTTATCAGCTTCTTCAATCACTTCTGTTGAAATAGCTTCCTCTTCTTCTCTTACCGCACGGCGGGTTCTTTGAAATATTTGTGGATTGTCCGTTAAAAGACCAACCATTTTATTAAACAAATCTTGTAACAATCGTCGTTCTGTTGGATTAAACACAGGACGCTCTTCTTTCATCTTGTCTAAAACACGATGAAGTCTTTGTATCTTTGTTTTGTCTGCTAATCCAGCACGAACAAGTATATCAAACTTTTTAATATCAATATCTTGTTCACTGATAAGTTCTTGTATATCTCTAAATTCGTTTAACTGTTTCATGTGAGTTTAAATATCTCCGCCTTTTGATTCAATATCTTCTTCAGCATCAGCATCTTCAATAGGAGCATCCGCTGTGTCTTGAACTTCTACATCTAAATCTTCTTCGCCAGTGTCATCTTCTACTGGTGGTGTATCACCGTTAGAAAACATATTTTTAGCTATCTCTTGTTTTTTGCCATCTAAAGCATCAAATGCTTTTTGTGATAAAACATTGTGTAAACTATCTTTAGCATCAGAACTTTGTGCTGCTGCTATTTGGTTTACCACATCAACTACATCTACCATAATATTTCTCCATTAAGTTAATTATTTAAACCCTAAGAACTTGACAACAGATAAAAGTTTCTTAGCAACGAAACCGCCAAATGTATTGGCGTCTGTTAAGTCAGTTATCAGAGTATTAAATATTTCATCTCTAATTTCCTGTTTCGTAGGAATATTAGCAGTATTTGCTGAGATGGATGAGTTTGCATCCATTTCTTCTCGTATTTCTACTACTGTTGGTGCTTGTGGGTCAACAGTAACATTTAAATCTTCTACATTAATTTCTGGTGCAACTGTCTGCACAAGAGCAGCAACTTTATTTAATACTAATTTAGCGCCTTCAGCTTCAACATAGGGTGTGGCAAAATCATCTGAAAATATCACACCACTAATGGTAAAACCGTGATCAATTATAATTCTCCAACCATTAATTAGAAAATAAGTATCACCTGTAAAGTCAGATGTACCTGTAATTGGGTCACCACCAATTGCCCTAATAGCTGGTAAAAAACTAGAATTGGTTCTAACTTTTGCCCATTCTTTCCAATTAGAATAGATATCTTGTTTTACAGAAATTTCTGTAACTTCAGGATTAATGTAAATTAATTTATTTAATCCGTCAAATGTAACCTTTTGTTGACCATAAAAATCACTAGCAGGATCATAAGGTGCCCAAAATTCCCAATAATTATAATTGAGAGATAGGGTTGACATTACTGTATTCTTTCTTTAAATAGAAGGTTAAACCTAGTTGATATCGGATTTGCTTTAGATGATAATGTTCTTATCA